TCAATAACGATCAGGCGGGATCGACCACTACAAGCACAGGCGCAACTAACGGTTTGCGCGGTCTTAAGATGTACGCGGGAGCAGCGGGTTCCACTGCGGCTTATGGTTCGTCAGGTACCGCGATCACAAACGGCATCCACACGCTTAATACTGTCGGCTATACGCATAGTGGTGGCATTGAATGGGAAACGCTTGTAGACCTAGCTAACGCCCTTCCAGGTCAGTTTTGGAGAATGCCTGGGACTGCTTGGATGATGCACCCCACCGCAATTCAGACGCTGCGTGAATACACTCACAGCGGAAACTCTTACGCGCTTGTTGAAGTTGGCGAAAAAGACGAAGGCCCTGGCGTAAACATTATGGGATGGCCGGTTATTGCTAATCCCTACTTAGATGCTCCCGCTGCCGGTGCTTCTCCCATTTACCTAGCCAACTGGCCTCGGTTTATGTGGATCGTTGACCACTCGGAGATGACGCTGCAACGCATGGAGCAGACGCAGCCTGGGACAATCACGATCTACGCGGAGAAGCGTTTGGTCTCGACTGTGCGTGATGTAACCGCTGGCGTTCGTTTGATCGGAACCTAACATGCCAAGTCAGCTTCAAGGTAATTTCGGAGCGGGTTCTAGAAACCCGTTCAACTACTCGAAGGTCATTCAGAGTAACCGCGATCCGGTTACTCAATGGCTTACGCTTGACGAAATCACCAATCAGCTCAATTTGTTTGCGGATGAATCTCAAGACGAGTTTTTGTCGCAGCTTGAGCTGGCAGCGCGAATGGCAATTGAGGATTATTTAGGTGTACCAATCTTCAACGTGACGTATCAGGCTTCGTATCTAATCTCGGGTTTGATGGCGGCTCCGGTTTCGCTGGATCTGCCCGAGGTTTCGCAGAACGGCGTGACGATCAACTGGGTCAAGTATTACAACGACCTGAATCCTCCGGTTCTTACAACGATTGCAAGCTCGCAGTATTACTACGACCCGACGGGAAACAAGTTAGTTCTTTTCGAGGTTCCCAATAACGTTAACACTTACATGACCGCTCCGATGCTTTGTCAATACACGCTACAAGGCAGTGTTATCGGTCAGTATCCCGTGGTTAAGCAAGCGGGGTTGATGTTGCTCACGCATTTCTACAATAACCGGTCGGCAATCTCTGAGGCTAAGCAGTATCAGCTTCCCTGGGCGATTGACCAGTTGTTGAGACCTTACAAGCCGCTGGTGATGTAATGGTCTTACGCGTCGATCAAATCACGATCAACAATCTGACGTTTGGGCTTACCAATCTTGGCGAGCAGACAACGACAGAGACCGCATGGTTTCAGACGCGAGCAAAAACAAAGTCTGTGCATAACCGCATTCGGACGCTTGAGAAGTTTCGACAGTACGACAACATGATTGAGTTCACGGTGAATTACACGCCCAACATGCGTACGATCTCGGATGCTCAAGAGGCTTACAGCATTTCCTTCCGAGATAAGTCTTGGCGGATCGCTGAGGTTTACGAGCATGACGATAGGCAGTGGGTAACGTTTACTTGTTACCGTAACGAACCGACGGTTGCAGTCTGATGGGTCAGAACTCAGCCGTTACTTACGCGCAAGCAATACAGGCGCAGTTAACCTCGGTTTGTACTCCCACGCCGGTTTATGCTGTGTTTAACCGCAACTTTGCAACCGAGCCGACGTTTGTTACTTGGCAGCTAAGAGATGTTCATCAGCCGGTTTATACAGGGCCGCAATCGGTTAAGGGTATAGACCGACCTGTCTTTCAAGCGACAGTCTTTGCTCAGCAGATGGCGAACTGTTACTCAAAGGCTCAGCAGATTGTCGACGCGCTCCACGGCTATCAGGGAACATTTGGCGGCTTATTTTTTGTGGCAAAAGTAGACGTTGATTGGCTTTTCCACACATACGATAATGACAGCAAGCTACACCAGATTGTTTTAGATTCAACTTTAGACATTCCTTCGTGAGGTGAAAAATGGCTCTTCCTAATAAAGTTTTACCCGGCTTCAGCGCCTCGCTATATTGCCAGCCGGGGGCTGCGCCCACTCCTTTAACTACCGCTAACCTTAGCGTCTATGCTTCGACTTCTGCAATCGCTGTCTCTGGCAACTTGGTTCCAGTGGAAGCGATTCCTGCTTTTGGTCAGGACGATGCGGTTGCTAACTTTGCTGTCGCCGGTTCGCGTCAGTCTGACAAGATCCCGGTTCAGTCTGCACCAACTTCGATGACTGTTGTGGCAGCATGGAATCCCGCAGACACAAACCTTCTTTTGCTTCGCGCAGATGCTTACAACGGTACGATTGACCGTACGTTTGTAATCTCAGCGACAGACGGCACAAACATCGTTAACTATGCGTTTAATGGCCGCGTTAGTCAGTGGACGATTGATCCAGCCCCAGGCGCAGAAGCTCAGGTTACTTTCACGATTCATCCGCGAGGCAATCAATATGGCTGGTCAAACAACACTTGATGAATTAGTGGCGCTGATGGCGGAATTCAGGGGCGACCTTCATGCAATGGCAAAAGGGCATCCCTTTACCTTACAAGAGGTGGATGCCGCCCTACAGGAAGCCAGCCCCGGCGGTGCCGAAGCAGTCTGTCTTTCTGTGCTGAGGGCTCATGCAAAGAGCGAGTGATGATCTGCTGGCTTACTTAGTCACGCAAGCCCAGACCGGTTCTAAAAACTGGTTTGGGTATCCTCAACAAAGGCTCATCAATATCACTCTTTGTCATAAGATTGCAGAGAATCATGCGCCGGACATGACACCAGACGAAGTAGTAAATTATGTGATTCGTCTTAACGATCTAATCTTCAAAAAGATCGTGACCAATGGGAAAGATTGAGGTTAAGGGTTTCCGAGAGTTTGAGAATTCGCTTTTAGAATTAGCTCAAGAGTTCGGCACGACCAAAGCCCGCCGGTCTTTACTGCCAGCGCTTAAGTCGGCTATGGAACCCGTTAAGGCCGCAATGAAAGGCAGGGTTCCCGTAGACACCGGAAAGCTGCAACTCAAAATCAGGAATGGCGCAAAAGTCGCCACGGGCAAAGATAAAAAGAAGAAGTATTTAAACCGCGACACTATTGCTTTCGGATTTGTTGATGTTGGTGTTGGCTATAGGGATGAGAAAGGTCAATATAGGCCGGCAGCGGAAGCGATAGAATTTGGTACGGCTGAACAGCCTGCTAAACCATTTATACGAAGCACTTTCCAATCCATGGCAACGTCTGCGCTTGATCGGTTAGCGTCTCTTATGAGCGCTCACATGGATCTCTGGGCGGCGAAGCAACGAGCAAAGGTTAGAAAATGAGATTACAAGACAAGTTTGGTTCTTCTTTCCAAAGACAGAAATACGCAGATATTGATTTTGCAGGTCATGCGTTAAAGGTCTATCTTCCCACCAGGAAAGAAATGCTTGAGCTCGAGGGCAAGATTAAAAACCCTCCCGACGCTTTGATAGAGCAGGAATACACGAAGCTAGTCGAGACGTTTGAAAAGCTCTACAAAATTAATCAAAGCATCGCAGTCGATCGTACAGACGATGACATTGTCGTTGACGGGCGAAGCCTTAAGGAAGCCTCGCGATACAAAGCCCAAGAGATCATGCGCGAGATTGCGCTTATAAACCTAGTCGGTTTCGAGGAAGGGCAAGAACTTTTCGCCCTTTCCTACGAGGATATTTCCGAAGCCTTCTCTCCGGCGCAGATTAAGCATCTTACTGAGTTGATTGAAAAGGCAGTCAACCCAGACTATAAGGAAGTCGAAAAAAACTAAAGCGGTCACTATATCGACAGATTCGGGCGGCGATGATCTTTAACGGTCAGTCTCCCGAGGTTATAGAAAGTCTTGATGTAGTGACCACGCGAGAGTTAGAATTGATGTACCGCGATGGCATGATTGGCGCGAGACAAAACTTAATGTTGATCTCGCATCTGATGGCAATTGTTTATAACGCGCTATCTAAAAACCCAATCAAGAGCCGTGAGTTTTTCCCGCATCTG